GGGGCCCGCCATATCGGCGGGTTGGTCGGGGGTTTTCGGCGGGATGCGCAATTCAAGGTTCGCGCCTTTAAAGTCGGGATGTTCGGGGTCGGTGCGGCCTCGGTAGGCGGATACGTCGGCATATACTTGCGCCTGTTGGACGTCTGAAACCGCAGGCCGCGGCCAATCGCCGTCTTGCAGCGCGTCTTCAAACCAATACGTTTCAAATTCCAATGCAAACACACTGACGGCGTCTTGCTCCATTTGGCGGCTGAACAGGCTTTTGGCCGCACCCGGTTGCAGACGGCTTATCTGCAAGCCCAACGATTGATTGGTCAGCAGGTGGCGGACGGTCTGCATCAGGCGGTAGGTGCCGACATCATGGCGGTGCAGGCCGCCGAAACGGCTGTCTGCCTCGCTGCCGCTGGCACGGTCTCCCACCAATACCGTGAATTGGCCAATCGCTTTAAAACGGCTGCCGCGCGTATCGTGGCGGACGGTGTCTTTGATGCCGGCAAACATGATCCACACGGCGGGGAACTGGTTGACCACCTGCACCAAACCTTCGCCGTCAAACTCGCCGCCATAGGTAAATACGCCCGTTACCATTTGGCCGAGGCCGTCTGAAAGCCGTTGCCTGATGGCTTGTTCAATAGACGCTATCACGGCCGAACACCTTTTCCTGTGTGGTAAACATCACGCCGTTGCCTTGCACGGCGGGCTTTTCGCCTGCGGGTTCGGTAACGCCCAAGCCGACTTTTCCCGCCGCCACCAGTTGCAGGAACTTCACTGCCGCTTCATAGCGGTGCACGATGTCTTCGGTAAGCTGCCGTTTGCCGGTACACAGGCGGTACACCGCAATATCGCAGCAATACACGGTTAAAATGCGCAGCGGCTTGGGCAGCGGCAGGGTATAGCGGTTCATCAGATAGCCGTCGATTTCGGCGGCGGCATCATCCAAAGCCTGCCGTGCAATGGCTTCGTCCACCGCGCCCTTGCGGGACAAGTCGGTCAGGCCGGTGATGGTGGCTTCGCCGAAACGCGCCACCAAATCGGCAACGGCGGCGTAACTCATGCTGCATCCGTCGGCAGGGCTTCGCGCGCTTCAACCATACGGTCGCCAATCAGACGCTCGAAGTCGGCGGGTTCGAAGTCGGCACGGCGCACAAACGTCCAGTGCGGCTGTACATGGTAGCCGGCGCGGTAAAACGCATGGCCGTGTTTGCTCTTAATCGCCACCACTTCGGCATCTGCGGCGGGTGTTCCGCTGCCGGTGTAAAAGGCAGCTTCCGCTTCAGGTGTCAAAGTTTCGCCGTCTGAAATGCCGCCGGGTGCAAGGCCGGCTTCAAGCAGTCTTTCCAATTCGGCATTGCGCTCTTGCGCGGCGGCCAACTCTGCCTGCACCGCCTGAATTTCGGCATTGGCTTTGTCTAATTCGGCTCTCAAGGCTTCAATCTCGGCCTGCAAGGCAGCGGTTACAGTTACCTCTTCCGGTTTGACATCGACGGTCGCGCCGACTTCCTGTTCGTTTTTTTCTTTTGCCATTTTCTATCCCTTCCGGCGGGCGGTGCCCGCCTGTTCGTTACAGCAACCAAGGCGATACGATGACTTTCGCCTTGCCTTTGTTCGGGTTGTACGCGCCGTTGGCCAGGCGGTCGCCTTCCACCAACTCTTTGGCCGCGTTTTCCAAAGCAGGCGGTACCAGCAGCACATTCGGGCGGATGGCCAGCGGTCTGCCGCCGTCGCCTTTCAGGCTCACCATCGCGTTGTAGGCTTTCTCGAAACCGGCAGCGTCCAGTTTCTCTTGCGATTTCGCCGCCATCTGCCAGAAGCCCAGGCCCACGTTGCAACGGCCGTCCACACCGTAGCGGTATTCGTTGCGCATGAATACGCCTTCGTCGGTATCGGCGGTCATGGCGGTAAACTGCTTCGCTTTACGCTCTTGGTAAATCAACGGTTTCAGGGCGCGGGTAGTGTCCAGCAGATACCAGGCCGCTTCGCTGCCGGCGAAAAGATTGGATACGGTACTGGCTTGACCGGTGCCGTCCACTTTTGCATACACGGGATGGTCGGTATCAAAGAAGTTCTGACCGTCGTAACACAACGTGGCGTGTGCGTTTTTCAGCAAGGCAAACACCAATTCGTCGGGATGCACCGCCGAAGCGCGGCCCATCTCGGCCATCATCGGCGCGTAAATGCCGACGTTGTCGTCTTCGATGTCGTTACGGTTGACCTTGACCGAGCTTTCAAAATGCTTGTTGGTGATGGCATAGCCGTGCGCCTTCATATCTTGGAATACGCGGTCGCCCACCCATTCGCGGAAAGCGGGCCATTGGCCGAGCCAGCCGTAAGTATTGGAAGCGGTGGAAGACGGAATGACGGTGGCGATTTCCTTATATTGGCTTTCCGCCATTTTCAGGCCGTCTTGGAAATTCTTTTTGAAGCCGATGAACAGGGCTTTTAAGGTGTCCGGGGTAATAATCATGTTGTCTTTTCCTTTATCGGATTACTTGGCCTTCGCATAATCTTCGGCAGAGATGCCCAATTGCGCGGCGACGGCTGCTTCTTCGGCGGTCAGCGGGGACGTACTGTCTGCGCCGCCTTTGCCGCCGGTCTGCGTTTTGCTCAAAGCGGCCAGTGCCAAGCTGCCGTCAATCAGGGCTTTAAACGCTTCAGGGTCTTTGGCGGCCAGTTGGCGCGCCGATGCTTCTTGATGCGGCAGCAGGCGGCCGTCTGAAAGCGCGGCACGGATCAGGCCGTCTGAAGTGCCGCCCACTTCCATGGCAATCACTTTCTTGCTCAATGCGGCCACTTGCGCTCTGAGTTCGGCCACTTCGCCGTCGTCGGCATTGCCGCCTTGCGGCTTGTCTTCGGGTTTGCCGGCAGTGCTTTTACCGCCTTCTCCGCCTTGCGGTTCTTCTTTGGGTGCGGCCAGTGCTTCGGCGAGCGTTTTACCGCCCAGCTTTTCCTGTGCTTCGGCCAAAGCCGCTTCGATGGCTTTGTCGTCGGCATCCGCCGCCAAGCCCAAGAGCTTGATTAAAGCTTCCTTGTTCATACTTGTTTCCTGTTTGGGGTTGATAGAGTTTTGGCGGCTCAATGCAGCCAGAGCCATGCCGTCCAGTGCGGGCGAATTGGTCAACGCCACACTGTGCAGCCCGCGTACATTGCCCAGCGTGTCGTATTCGAGTACCGGCGACAGATAGCGGTATTCGCCGCTGTCTATCATGTCTTTGGCGCGCTGCGTCCATTTCACTTCGCCCATCAGGCCGCGCTCCTCATCCCACACATATTTGCTGATCCAGCCGGCGGCAGGGTTTTGCTGCCCCGTTTCGGCGGCTTTCAGCGTGGCGTGTTCGTAGTCGACCACAAGGTCGGTTTGCGCGGCGTCAAAGGCGGCAATGATTTGCCGTGCCAAATCGGCAGACATCGTCCAGTGCGGCACGCCCGTATCGGTGCGGCCGTCAACCGGTGCGAATTGGCCTTTGGGTACGATTTTGATTAAGCCGTCCGTACTGCCGACATGGGCGGCGGATAAGGCGGCAAGAAGGGTTTTGGTGTCCATAGCCCGCATTGTGCGGCAGCAGCGTTTTTGCCAATGCTTGGCCTATGTCAGACAGTGAATATCTAGCGGAAGGGAATGTGCTTGTAGAGATACGCGCGGGATAGTGTTCAAAAGGTGTTCAAACGCGCGCAGGATTGATTTTCAGGCGATGGGTAGGGGTAAGTATGGATTAGGGCGTTTTTGGGCTGTTTTCGGCATTTTTCAGGCGGGCATGATTACCGCCCCCGAATGGCCTGTGCCAGATATTCCGCCACCGCATCGGATAGGGCCTTTTCGTCCTCCGGTTGCAGGGTCATAAACGGGCGTGCGGGAATATTGCTGCCGGGGTGTTTTACCTGTTTCGCGAAGCGTCCGCCGAATTTCAGCGCCTTGCCTTTTTTCGGTCTAATCAAGTGTGGCGAGGTTTTCCCGCCAAAGTTGTGGATGGCGGCATATTTCACATTGGTGCCGACCACCGCTTCGGTGGCCGTACTGCTCGGCGTAATCGAATTGCGCAGGTGGCCGCTGGCCTGCAGCAGCCCCGAACCTTCACGTGCGGCCGGATATTTGCGCGGTGCCCAAGCGGGACGGCCTCCGGCGGCGAAATTATCCAGCACGGCGTTGCGCATGATGCGGGCAAGCCGCGTCATCAATGGCTTGGTGTGGGCGGTACGCCGCGCCACAGCATTTAAGCTGTTTTGCAGGGTGTCGGTGTTGATTTCGATTTCAATCATGCTTAAAATGTCCACAAAGCAAGGCGGGAGTTTCCTAGTGTAATGCCGAAAGGCTAAGGCGAAAGGTTGTCGACGCGGATGCGCCGTCATGATGTGGGTTCAAGTCCCACCACCGCCTCGCTTATCCTCAATACCGTTTCCCCTTTAAATGTTCATACAAGTGCCACTTGACGCCGGCCTTATCTATCTTTGTCCCCGTATCCAACGCATTGACGACCAAGTTTTCACGCGCACCGCTGGCCGGATTTTTCGAGCGGCGGAAACCGTCGTAATCCAAATGCACCACCACCTTATATAAGCTGTCCGGTTCATTCGGCACTGCATAAAACATCAACAGATAGTTATCGGCACGCTTGCCGCCGCCCGCCTCAAAATAGACGGCTTCCGGCGACCTTAAATTGTCGGTAACGGCCTGCCAAAAGCTGTCGGGTAACGGGCTGTTTTTAATGTCCCGCATCGCATGGCGCAGCAGACTGTCGGATGCAGCCACAATGCTGCTTTGCGGCAAAGGTAATCCCTTGGCGGCCATGCCGTCCAAAATATCCGGCGCAAGCGCGCCAATATAAAACGGCACATTTTGCGGAAAAGTTTTAACCCCCGCCTGTTGCGGCTTGATTTTCAGATAAGCGGCGAAAAGGCCGTCTGAAACCGCACGGCGCAACAGCGGGTCGTCAAATGCCTTATTCACCGCCACACTCGCCAGCTTCGGCGGCAGTTCCACCGCCCGCTGCATCTGCAACTGCCCCAAATTGGCCAAATGGCTTTTACCGACATTGTGCTGAAAGCCCGCATCGGTATAAAAACGGCGCCCGTCCGGCAGCTTTACCGCTTTGGCGGGGCGGGTATCGCCCTTGCGGTTGACCACCACTTCCGTATCTTCAAGCTGCGCTTTTTGCGGCAGCAGATTGCGCCGTTTCAAATCACTGTCTGAAAGCGCCCGCACGGTACAGCGGCAATTGAAGCCGTTGGGCGGGTAGAAGTAATCCCAAAACGGGTCGTCGATGTGATACACCGCACCATGCGCCGCCGCATGGCTTTGGCGGGTGCGGCTGTCCAAAATGGCCGAGTATTGCAGCCACGGCGCATCATCCCGACCTTCTTCAAACGCCTGCCAATGACCGGCCATGTAAGCCGACTGCATCTGCGTGCGGAAAATCGTTTCCATGCGGTGTTTGGTAATGCCGCGTCCGAGGACTTCGCCGGTGTCTCCGTCCACAATATCGCCGTCTTTGAGCAGATGCCAGTCATGTGCTTTCAGACGGCCTTGCACTTCATCGCGCCAAGCCTCAAACGATTTGCCCGATTTCGCCGCCTCATACATTGCCGCGTGAAACTCGCCGACGATATCCTGCCTGTGTATGCCTGCAATCGTCCGCGCCTTGGCCTGCGCCTCATTCCATTTCACATCCCAGTCGGGCGGGATATGGTAGCCCAAACCTTCAAAATATTTGACCGCCGCTTCCGGCTCCAAACCGAAGGCAAAACCCAAATCAGCCATTGAGCCGCCCCCACAGGTCGGAGATGAAAATCACCCGCGCCAAGGCCGTCTGAAATTCGGTGCTGTCCAAATGTGGATAAGCCCGCAACAGCCGCTCCTGCACCTCTTCATAGCTGTCGCCCTCGGCCAAAGCCTGACCCAACCCGCGCAAAAACGGTTCGATATGCTCGGGCAGGGCGATTTTGCCCAAACCTGCGTTATCGATGGCCGCCTGCCCCATATCCAAGATTTCGCCCTGCCTGCTCAAGGCCACGCGGCGGTAACTCAACGGCGCAACTTTGACACCTTCGCTTTCAGCCGTCTGCAAAGCCAATACCGGCTCGTCGTCCGAAGCCAGCGGAATCGCCAGTTTTTCCTGTGCCCACGCCAGCGGAATCTTCATGCCCATCTCTACCAGCCTAGGCAAAGATTCGGCGTAAACCGCCATATCTTCGGGCAACTGCGTATCAAACTGGAAACGCGGCAGGCGGGTTTCATCCACGTTGCCTTTATTCAGCCGCAGCAGGGGCAGAATCAGTTGCTGCGTTATCGTACCGGCAAGCTGCTTGGCATCCGACACCAACAAATCATGGCGCACCTCGTTATGCACCTGCCCCAGCGCGTTGGTACTGGTTTTACCGTCGGCCATACTGGTGAGCGTACCGCCCAGAATCGCTTTCGACGATGTTTTATCCGCCCAGTCGATCATCGCCATAAACGGCTCGCTGCTGCCGTTGGCGGCATTGAGCAATTCGATATTCATGGTTTCGGGGATAATGCCAGCAGCGTTGTGTCCGATTTCCTTTACCGCCCGCAGCAGCGTGGCTTTATCGGTTTCGTCCGCCCCCACCGCGTATTTGCCCAAGCGCGTCGGCAGGCCGTAGATTTCCAGAAACTCAGCCAAATCGCGCACTGAATAATTCTTAAACAGATACGGCCAAACCAGCGTGCGCATCAGCCCGCCGCGTACCAGTAAACCCGAACGGCTGCGGTGTTTGTGTACCAGCCAGCCGAACGCCCACAGCTCTTCCCCATCCGGATTATCCTGTTTGGCCAACCGCACATTATCGGCTCCGTCCACCTTAAACCAGCCTTGCGGACGGTGGATAAAGTTTTTCGGCAGCCACAGGCCGCCTATTTGCTGCCACTCGATTTCCACACAGGCAAAGCCGTGCCCGACTGCATCCAAAAGGTCGAACATCATGTCTTCGAAATCGGGCAGACGCTCAATCCATCCCTTGACTTCTTCGGCCAGCCGCCGTTCGGCGTCGGTGCTGTCCGGCGGCGGCATCACGCGCCAATCCAGCCCGATGACCGCCCGCTTGCGCTTGCTCATCTCGGAAAAGATATGGCCGTCTTTCTCCTCGATGTCGGCAAAGAGTTCCGACTGCGCCTTCATATCGCCGCGCTCGGCAGCTTCCAAAATGCCGTGCAGCTTCTGCGGTGTCAAACCTTTGCTCGGGTGTTCGTGAGTCTGGGTGTTTTGGGTAATTTCCGCCGTTTGCGGGGTAGATTTCGGTGTATAGCGGCCCGGCAGAATTTTGCTCAATGCACTGCTGAAAATGTTTTTCATAAATAAAAAAAGGGCAAGTTAAACTTGCCCCAATTCTCTGCTGCCTGCATTAATCGTAAGCCCTGCCCGGTGTCAGTTTCACCATGCGCCGCTGCCGAAACTGCCGTCCGCCCCATGTTTCGTCACCGCTATATATTCCACCGGCGCACTGTTGGCCGTTGCTCCCGACCACAGCATATGAACCGCGTCGGGGCCGTCGTCATGGTCTGCCTTGGGAAAATGGCGAAACTGTTGGATTAAGGTTTGCTGATTGGCATGAAGTAAAATCAACCCGTTGGCCATGTGCGGCTGCAAAGTCTCAATCCGCAGCAGCTTGTCGGCAATCGGTTTGACCGCCCGCGCCGGTACGGGAATGCCTTTTGCCGCACTTCGTTTGACCAGCTCGTCCTTCAGGAATTCCTGAAACTGCACCGTTTCCACAAACCACAGCTTGCACTTATATTGCGCATGCAAGCGGATAACGTCTTCAATAATCAAATCGGGCAAACGCTTCTTAATTTGCGCTTCCACGATAAACAGCTTACCGCTGCTTCTTTGATACCCGCCCACGATAATCGCACTCGGGTCGCGGCTGGCCCCCGCTTTGCCGAGCGAAGGGTCGAGCGCGCCGAAATACACCAAATCGGCGGGCAGTTCCGCCCAAAACTGCATGGCTTGGGCAAACGGTGCATCTTCACCGCTCACCGGATCATTCTGATATTCCGAATCGAAAGCTGCATGTCCGTCGCGGGCGCGGATTTTCATCAAAGCCAGCACGCCGCGCGCCGCCCAAGAGGTTTCCGCCCCTCGTTCCATTTCCGCTTTGTTCGTTTGATAGAACGCATCGGCCACCAACTCGCCTTCATTGCGGTACAACTCTTCCCATCTGTCCCACAAATCCATGCGGTCGGGCCATTTCAACATGGCTTTAAACTTGATGCCTTTCCAAAACGGATTATTGAGCGTTCGGTTCAACACACTGTCGTAATGCAAAATCGTGCCGATATAAATCACATCGTATTTTTGCCCCACGCCGCCGAGCGGCAGCACGGTTTTCGTCAGCCACGCATTGAGCTTGTCGCGCTGTTCGGGATTTCGGACTTGTTCGTCGTTTTCAATATCGTCCAAAATAGTCAGGTCGGGGCGGTAAGGACCGTGGCGCAATCCGCGCAGCTTTTTGCCGCTGCCCGCTACCTGCACCTTGATGTCGTTGGCCGTTACGATGGTACCTGCCTGCCACACGCGGCCTTGGCCGCAGACATCCGCAAAATCGGTTTTCAGGCGGGGATTAAACTCCAATTCCGCTTTGATGGCCTCAAGCATCGGGTATGCCTGGTCTATGCTGTCCATCACAATCACGCAGTAATGCTTGCGTCCCGTTACAATGCACCACAAAGTAAACAACTGCGTAACCTGCGTCGATTTACCCTCGCCGCGCGGCGCGCCAACCGCTTCGTTCTCGCCTTCCGGGGATTCGACGATTTCCGGTAAACGCCTGAATAAGAAACGGTGCAGGTCGGATTTTTCAGGCGAACGGATATAATGCGGGAAGTAGGTGTTGACGAAATACTCGTAACCGCCTACCGGGTCAAATACCTTCGCCCGCCGCTCGGCCACCGCCGTCGGCGAAGCATCGAAACCGTCTACTTCGGCCTCGATGACTTGACGCAGATTGGCGGCAAGGGCGGACAGGGATTTAAGGAAATCTTTATTTTTCATAAGGATATTAAAATGCCGGAAGCATTAAAAGACATTATTTATCAGGTGATTGAAGCCTACTATGAGTTTGAGAAAGAAAATCGTATCAAAATAAATGAACCTTTACATTATCCATTTTGTGGTATCGATGTAGCTAATATGCAGCCTAAAATTCTTCGCAACCTAGGCATAAGTGCAGGCTATTCAGATATCGAAAATTGCGCTATCGAGCTTGTCCAAGAAGGAAGAGCTAAATATGTACCAATTCAGAAGGCTTATACTTCAGTAAAAGCACCCAACTAACCAAACTTCCTCTCCACCTCCACCCCGAACGGCTCCAACACCTCCACAAAGGCAGCCAAATGTTTGGGGTGTTTTTCTTGCACGAATACCATCAGAAACTGCAACAACTCCAAAGCCGTCGCCAGTTGCGAGGTTTCCGGCAACACCCGCTTGTTCGCCGCCACCGTTTTGGTAAACGCATCGGCCAAACTCGCCAGCAGCTGCACCCGTTTGCTCGGCGGCAAATCTTCCACTTCCGCATCCTGCAACATCGTCATCGTCGCCTGATACTGCACCAGAAACGACGTCATCATCGCCCGCGCGATTTCGTCTATGCTGCCGCCGGCCAGCGTATGGGCCGCGCGCAGCTTGTTCCAGTCGTCGCCCTGCGCCTTGGCCTCATCGCGCCAGCGGCGGGCGGTGCCGAGCGATACGCCGCATAAAGCCGCCGCCGTCTCAAGGCTCTGCTCGCCGTTGCAGTAGAGTGCCCGCAGCTTGTCGCGGGTCGCCTTAGGATGCGCCATCGTTACAGCCCCAACTTGGCGCGGGCAAATGCGATGCCCGTAGCCACAATACCGCCCGAAATCGCGCCCGCGGCCGCGCCGGTGGTTACCGACGTGCGGCGGCAGTCGGCATGGATTTTCTTGATTTCCGCATCCATGCGTTCCTGATTTTGTAACAATTTGTCCTGCTTACCGTTGATTTCGGCCAACGCTCTTAAAATAGGGTCTTGGTTTTGCATTATTTGTCTGCCTTCCGTTCGATTTTCTGACCGACCTCTTTCAAATCAGCCTTGATTTCACGCAACAGGTTTAAGATTTCGTTCCTGTTGTCTTTTGCTTCCACTTTCGTCTGATAAGATGTTTCTACGCTGTGCAACCTGCCGAGCAGTTCATCACGATCTTTGCGGGCTTCTTTCAGGCCGTCCGAAATCCCTTTCACCCAATACCACAACAAAGCAATCAGAAACGACACCAACGTGCCGAACACATATTCCACCGTAATCGGCGTATCTCCGCTCATCGCACCTCTCCAAACACCACCCGGCAGGCCGCCATACCATAAGGCATGCGGTCGGATTCCACAGTCAGCGCATCCCCATCGGCTTCCACTTCAAACTTTTCCGCCAGCGCCTGTTTGACTGCCGCGAATTGATGCTCGAAGGCCACATAGCCCAAATTAACGACAAACGTTACCTCAAACCGCGCATCCATCCGCATCGCATAGCCCCACATCGTGCGGCTCAAAGTTTCGGCCACCGCCGCGATGAACGGCTCCTGCTCGTTGGCCTTTTGCAGCCCGATTTGCAAACCCGCTTGGCGTACCGCCAGCTGGCGTTCTATCAATTCACGATACACGGTCATTCTTTGACACCTTTCACCCACTCCCGCCATGCCGCGTTTTGATTTTCCAATTCCGCAACATAGCCGCCAAACTCCACCGCATGCTCCAGCAGCGCATCGGCACTGCCGCTTTCCGGCGGCGCGGGGCGTGCCGGCGGCACCATCAGGGCGGCAGGCGGCGCGGGCATAACCGGTACCTCGACCGTTTTAATCGGCACCGTATCCGAGGGCTTGGCGGTATTGGCGCAGCCCGTTAGCGCCCAGACCGTCAATACAAGCATTGCCGGCAATGCTTTTATCCTGTTCGATTGCATGGTGAATCCCTTTCCTGTATTGCTGTTTCAGACGGCCTATTT